TGTATTATCGTTGATGTTGTAACCCTCTATCGCCGTTTCTGTACCGTTTACGGCAACAGGGAACGGGTTAGCCGTTACGGCATATTCTACGGCGAAACCTGTCGCGGTCGCACAGATTATACCGCCTGTTATAAAACCTAATATAAATTTTTTCATAGCTTGTAGCCTCCTTTTTGTTTTTAATATATAATAATTTGTGCATTTTGTCAATATTTGTTTGACAATACAGCATTAATATGGTAATATAAAAATAAAAAGAAAAAAATTCTAAAAAACTATTGCTTTTTTTAAGCAGATAGAATATAATATAACGCATGAGATAGGCCTCAACACGCCTCTTCGCAATGCGAATGCGTACCATGTTGAGGCTGCTTTTTTATTTTAGGAGTATTGTATGGAAATAAAAAGACCGACTACAATAGAAGAACAAATAAAAATTTTAGGTGGTAGAAAGTTAGTTATTGAAGATGTTGAATTCGCTCAAAATGTACTTTTATCGGTAAATTATTATAATTTTACTGGTTATTTACATACATATAAAAATGCAGATGACAATTACGAAAACATTTCTTTTAATCAAGCGTATAGAATATATCTATGCGATAGACGTATTAGGTCTACTATATTATACGCGATAGAGAGTATTGAACATAATTTAAAGACGAAAATCGCTTATGTAATAGCGATGAATACCTGTGCAACATCTTACTTAAACAAAGATATTTTCGTGGATGAAGAAGAACACCAAAAACTACTACAAAAATTTGGACAAGCAATAAATAGAAATAGTAAAATACCATTCGTAAAACATCACATAAAGAAATATGACAGAAGATTTCCTATTTGGGTAGCTATTGAAATTTTTACCTTAGGAATGGTGTGGAATTGTTATAAAAATTTAAAGACACCTCTAAAAAAGAAGATTGCATCAAAATTTAATATAGGTTCCGTTTATTTGGAGAGCTGGATTGAATGTATATCTTATTTACGAAATGTATGCGCACACTATATGAGGTTATATAGATTTAAGGTACAGAAGACACCTAAAAAGAGTAAAAAACATAGTATGAATAATATATCTCACTGCATATATGACATTATAAATGTAATGCGTTTTTTAATGCCAAGTAAAGATGAATGGAATAATTACATAATTTCTAATATTGCTCAAATCTTTGAAGAATATAAAGATGTTGTAAGTCCTGAAGATTATGGTTTTCCAAAGGACTGGGAAAAAACTTTAACATTATAATATTGAAATTAAGCACGTCTTACGGCGTGCTTTTTTCGTACCAAAAATGAGGTGACACAATGTACAGACGAATACCACCATAGCACGCTTACGGCGTGTTTTTTTAATGAAAAATCCCAATCGATTACGATTAGAAAGGAATGATAAAATGAAATTAAATTTTAATTTTAGCGGAAAAACGCTGTTAAAGGATTGGTGGAAAACTGTCCGTGATAATTTCACGACAATTCAAACCGACCACAACACACTGTCCGACAAATTGGACACAGAAATAACGCAACGCACCAATGCTGATGTAGGACTGTCGGACCAAATTACGGCAGAGAAAAAGGCGAGGGAAAGTACCGACAATACGTTACAAGGGAATATTGACGCAGAGGCGAAAAACAGGCGGGTCGGTGACAGTGAATTGCGAGAACAAATTTTAACCGAACAGACAAACAGAACAAACGCCGACGATATACTGAACGGCGAGAAAGCTGATAAAACCGATTTGTATGGCAAGGAAACAGATGTTGTCCATACAATAACGCACAGTTTGGAAAAATCAGATTTATCTATAGACATTAACACGTCATACGGTGACGGCACAATAACGATAAACAGTTTGGCGGTGCAGACTAAAATCTTTTTGGACGGGAATTCAGCGATACAAACAGAGCCGATTTCAGCTTCTTTTTCTGCGGAAAAGGGCGAAGAAGGCGAAAAGTGGGTTAATTTGCTCTATGACCAATATACAGGTAAACTCGGATTAGAAGTTACAGAGCAACCCGAAGCGGGAAATGTTGCAAAGATAGCGGTAACATATATGAAAGCCGAAGTTGCCGAAATGTATGCGGGTCAACTGAAGTTTGACGGTATCAAAGATTTGAGAGCATTAAAAACCGATAATAAAAATTCATTTTTGGCGGCGGTCAATGAAATTGCAACAAAACTGACAACTGAAATTTCAGACAGAGAGGACGTAGAATATTCACTGACTGAAAAAATCATTACTGAAATTTCAGACCGACAGGCGGCGGACAACGAGTTGAAAGCAAAAATATCAGATATAAATACAGAACTGACAACGGATAACCTGTTTTATGATTTATCTAAATACGTCAACAGTGACAACACATTAGTCACTGACGACAGCGGTGTACAGTATTTGTCATATTCGGGTTCGTTTGAAAACGGAACGTATTTGTATCACAATTTTGTTGTTGATAATTTCCACCGTAAACCGAAAACGGAAACCACATTAGAATTGACATTCAATGTGGCGTCACGTCATATAGCAGGGGACGGTTGCAACATCGGCGGTTTGAATATAGGTGAAACAGACGTATTGATTACATACACTGATACAACAACAGAAACATTCGGACAGTCATATTACACAGCAACCGATACAGGTGATAAAACAATCACGATAAACGGCACATCAGAAACGTATAAAACAACAAAATTTAAAATTGAAATCCCTGTAAAAAAAGAAATTAAATCAATTTCATTCCGAATTGTATCGGATAACTTTTATACAAACGGTGACCCGACGGGGAATGCGTGTAAACAGAAAACATTAATACAGTCGGCCGTTTGTTATGATGATGAATGTGTGGCGGTATTGCGTGATGATATTAACGCGAATACATCAAAAATTACTGCCAATACAACAAAACTGACAACTGAAATTTCGGACCGACAGGCGGCAGATGACGAATTGAAAGCAAAATTCACTGACCTAAAAACGGTAGCGTTTACAGGTTCATATACTGACCTATCCAACAAGCCTACATCAATGCAAAATCCTAATTCATTGACACTGACAATGAACGGCTCAGCAACGAGCTATAACGGTTCGGCAACGGCAAGCAAGTCGTGGTATGCGCCGACAAGTGCGGGAACGACCGGATATAATTTAATCAGCAACGGAAGCGGTGCTCCGATATGGCAACAACCGCCTTATGCAGTATGCCCCGACAGTCCATCAATAAGCGATAGAAGATTGAGCATTACTAATTTTAAACTACTAACAGGAGTGAGGGTTTTAGTAAGGTTTACTTATCCTTTCGCCGGAACACAAGGTAAAGTTACGCTAAATGTAAATTCAACAGGAGCAAAAGAAGTAAAGCTATTACGAGCAGACGGTTCATATGATGCTATAACTCAATACAATTCTTGGTCGACGAATGAAATTGTTGAATTTGTGTATGATGGTACATACTGGGTAGCACTATCATCTGATAAGCAGTTTGTTTCAGGTAAGCCATCTGTTATAACAGTCGGTTCATCGACGGTGACAAGGTACTGTGACTTTAAATGTTCGGGAACAGATGACGATATAGTTATTCAAAAAGCAATGGACTCTTTAACAGACGGGGGAAAAATTATCCTTTTAGAGGGGACATATAATTTGTCGAGCAGACTTCTGCAAAAGAAGAATGTTGTAATTGAGGGACAAGGTAGGGGTATTACTAAAGTCAACACAAGTTATATTTTTCTTATATCAAACCTTGTGGGTACAAGTCCAACATTACATCTTACAAATATGGATATAAATTTTTTATCCACAAGTAATATTAGTCCTAATGCAGGTGCTTTTAACGATTATGACGTACTGCAAATTGATAATTGTTCAATCAGTTATGCAAACACAATGCACAACACAGATTCAATATTCTTTAATTGTAAAGTGAAGTTAAAGAATAGTAGAATATCTGTAACATTGCCTGCAAAACGCTATGATAACAGCCATCCTTGTTGGTGGATATTTAGAGATTGTACTGCCGAAATTATTGACACAGATATAATATTTCCTACAACAAGTAATAACACACTTAGCAATGGTGTTTTTTACAGGTGTGAGGGTAGTATGGTTGGCGGTTTTATAAAGCATATAGGCACAACTGTTAGTAGCAATCATAGCTATATTGAGGACGACTCTACAATGAATATTATTGGCACACAAATTGAATGTAGGCGATTTAGTCAATCAGAAACGACAACAGGAAACTTTAACAGTCTTGCTAACTGCCGAATTAAGATACTTCAAGCAGAAGGCTATTTTAGTGCATCTCATATTAACCATTGTGACTTGTATATATCGGCGTCAGTGATTTTCTGTGCTTATTGTATGGCATCTAACTGTAAGTTATGGTTTTCGGCGGCGAGTTTGGCTACATTGAAAAATTATTGTTTCTTTGAGGCTTGCTATACAAATCAATCAACTTGGATAGGCACAAATGGTACGGGCACGTCAACAACAGATACTAAGACAGTTTCGGGAATGGCAGCACCGTCATTTAGAAGCGTAAGTTAATATGGAGGAAGACTATGAATATAAGTGAATTTTTTAGAATTACACCTAACAATATAGTACAGTGTGTAAATTATATAGTGACTTTGAAAACGTTAAAGTCAGTAAAATTTTTGGACGAAGGTTTTGATAATCCAGATAACTTTGACCTAACACTTGAGTATTTCTTGGACGAGGAAGAAGTAAACGGTTTTAAAACAAATTATGTTGACAAGCATAAATTGTTAAGTGTTCAGAATGTAGAAGAATTGGACAACCCATATAAATGGGCAGAGGGGATAGTGTTACGCACAGATGACCCATATACTGAATTAGCCGAAATAGTCAAGTATGGCAGTAAAGAAGCATATGAAGCGTCTTTGCCTGAATATACGGACGAGTTTATGCTTGATGTTGATGTGCGATTGTCAATGTTGGAAATGGGAATAACGGAATAGGAGGTATGAAATATGAATCACGGACGTTCATACGGATTGTGTAAGAAGATTGTAGCTGTTGGAAAGATGGGCAAAGAACAAATGCTTGAAAAATTTGATGTGCTTGTCTTATCTGGTGGATTAACAGAAGATGATTACACAGAGTTGGTTGCAGAAATCAATAAAAATTAGGAGGACATTATAGTGGAAACAGAAAATGAAAAAGAGTTATGGGAGAGACTGACTGCGGTAGAACAGTCCACAAAGTCGGCGCACCACCGTTTAGACAGCTTGGACAAGCTGACTGAAAGCGTCCACATCATAGCTACGGAAACTAAAGCAATGCGTGGGGACGTAAATGATATAACCGAACGTGTGGACGAAATAGAAAAACGTCCTACAAAGCGATACGAAACAGTCGTTACCGCCATTATTACGGCAATAGTGGGCGGTTTGATAGGTTATTTTGTTAAAATGTTAGGATTTTAGTATTTTAGGAGGTACATAAAAATGAAAGAATGGTTTAAATGTGCAGGTATTCGTGCAATAAAAACAGTTGCACAAACAGCAGTTGCCACTATTGGCACTGCTGTTGCATTGGGTGACGTCAACTGGGTAATGGTTGCGTCAGCGGCGGCATTGGCAGGTGTATTGTCGTTATTGACATCAGTTGCAACGGGATTGCCGGAAATGAATAACGAAAAGGGGGAATAAAATATGACGTTACAAGATACCGTTGCACTGATGAACAGTGCGGACTACAAGGAACGTTTCAAGGCAGAATATTATCAATTAGCCAATAGATTCAAAGGATTAAAGAAAATGTTGGAGGAATGGGACAGGGGAAAACTAAAATTTTCCCCAACGTGTCCACGCAGTACATATAACATACAACTAAACGCAATGGCTGACTATTTGGCAATTTTAGAGGCACGAGTAGTAATGGAAGATATTGAATTGAAAGAGGTGTAATAAAATATGACGGATAAAATTTTTATAAACGCAGTAAAAACATTAATCGCAAACTATTTCAACAACAATGTTGATGTGACAGACGGTAAGAAAATCACCACAGATGATGTGTATATCGTGTGGAGCTGTAAGACATTGCAGAATTTTAAAGCGTTGGCGTCAACAACTGTATCGGACGGAATGTATTACGAAATTACATATAACGGTGATAAAAATGAGATGTATTTTGACGCATATAAAAAATGGAAGAATATGACCGTAAAGGAGTGGTGATAATGTCGGCGATAGATAAATTGATACAAATAGCCAATGCAGAGGTTGGCTATTTGGAAAAGTCAAGTAATTCACAGTTAGACAGCAAGACAGCAAATGCCGGTACTGCCAACTACACAAAATATTGGCGAGATATTAAACCCGAATACCAAGGACAACCGTGGTGCGCGTGTTTTGTAACGTGGTGTTTTGTCAATGCGTTTGGAAAAAATAATGCACAAAAATTATTAAAACATTATCCGTATGTGTATTGTCCTACAATGGCAAATTTGTTCACATTAAATGCAAATCCAAAAGTAGGCGATATTGTTATATTCAAACACAACGGAACATTTACACATACGGGAATTGTTACAAGCGTAAACGGCGATTATTTTACAACAATCGAGGGCAACACAAACGGAGGTAGTACCATTATTGCAAATGGCGGCGGTGTTTGCCGAAAAGGTTATTATAACAGTAATTTACCGGGGACAAAATTCAGTACACCGGATTGGAGTATAGTCGAAGAAAGTGAGGATCTAACAATGTCACAGTACAATGAATTAAAAGAATTAATTGAAAAACAGTCGGCGGAAATTGCCGATTTAAAAAACATCAACCAACAGTTGGTGAATGTAGTTCAAACTACAATGGTATACGATTTCAATGATGATAATATGCCGTCGTGGGCGCGTCCTGCGGTGCAGGCGGCTATGGACTGCGGTGCGCTTGTCGGTGACGAGCAGGGTAGATTAGGTTTATCCTACAAGGATTTGCGTACAATCTGCAGGGAATACAGATGCGGTATGTATAATAAGTAGCTTTGAGGGTGGTGTATTACCACCCTTATTTTTTTACTTACGATTTACAATTTATTTACAAAATATCAAATAATATTGCAATTAATCGGCATATGTTGTAGTATGTTTTATATGGAAGATGTGGTTACAGATTTCATTATTTAATATAAAAAACAAGTCCGTTGTACTTACAAACGGGCTTGTTTTTTTATTGTATCACGCTCTGTTTTTGACTGAAATTTGACTAACATTTGACTAACAGACTAATAAAAAAGTATAATATTTTAACACTTTTTATAACATTTTATCACTTTGATTTTCTTCTTAAAAACATTAAAAAACCGCATAAACACTTGATATTCAAGCATTTATACGGTTTATAAGTTTTGGTGCAGATGAAGGGACTTGAACCCCTACGTCGGTGACACTAGATCCTAAGTCTAGCGCGTCTGCCAATTCCGCCACATCTGCAAACAACATAATGGATTATATCAGATACACATACATTTGTCAACACTTTTTTTGAAAAATTTTTATAAAAATATTTTTCAGATAAAAATTTTAGTGAAATTGTAAAAAAGGACTGTACAAAATTTAATTGTTATAGTATAATTATATTATTAATGATTAGCGATCATCAAGCTAAGAGAGAGAGGAGAAAAGAAAATGGAGAAAAGAAAAAAATTGCTGTCTGCGATACTTTCTGTATCAATGATTGCAAGTGCGTTCACTGCATTGCCTTTATCAGCAAGTGCAGAGGGTGAACAAAATTCCGGTGAAGAAGTTACTGCGACTGTTTCACCGAGTACAACGGCTGGAGTTACGACAACAGGTGAACCTGTTGCAACAGCGACAACTGAAGTTGAGTCTACAGACGAACCCGCTACAGCTGCAACTCCGGAGGCGGCAGGCGTTGTTTACGAAGACCAAAAAATCAAAATTACAAATGCTAAAGCTGACAAAGTAACAATCGTAATTTCAAAGTATTACGATAACAAAACTTTAGCAGGTGTAGAACTAAAGGAAAATGTTACACTTGAAAACGGTAGCGGTGAAGTTGCTTACGATTTACAAGGTAAAGCGGCTAAAATTATGGTTTGGGATGATATAAAGACAATGACACCTTTATTTGCAACAACAAGTGTTGAAGGTACTGTTGATCCGGCACCTACTCTAAAGCCGACTGCACCTACAAGCCAGCCGGAAACAACACCGACGGCTGAGCCTACTGCAACACCGACAGTTAAGCCTACAGAAGTACCGAGAGAATATACAGAGATATATACTCAGGATTATGAAGATGTAGCAGATACAACTGCATTAAAGAATATTTGGGCATCAGCAAGCTATGCAGACGGTATTACTTTGGGTACAGATAATACTAAATATGCACAGTACACTGACGCAGATAAGAATACAAGAAGTGCAACATCGGCATTTGATGTTGATTTGTCTTCTCAAGATAAGTATGCGGTAGAATTTGACCTTGCATTAACTAAGTCAAGCAAAGATGATGTACAATTTGTTGTAGCATCAGGAACTATGCCGACTGCAAACACAGGTATGACTTCAAATTATATCTTCAAGATAAATATGGCAGGTAATTCTAATAACTGTAAGATTAATGACGTTGACGCGGCAACCGTAACTCTTACAGACGCAGCTTGGTACCACTATACAATATTGGTTGACAAGAACGAAGGCTTGGCAACTGTCAATATCACAGATAAGAGCGGCGAAAAGGTTGTAGACAAGTTGATTGTTCCTACAAACGGCGTTAATGATAAGATTACAGGTATCTTATTCTTGTCAGGACGTTATCATAGTGTTATGAAGTTGGATAACGTTGTTGTTCGTACAACAGATAAGTATGATGAGTTTGGTCAAAAGGCAGAAGAAACTCTATCAAAAGTTGAATTTGCTTCTGAACTTAATACTACAATTAACCAGCCTAATGAAGGCGAGCCTGTACATAAGCCTATTGCAATTAAGGCAACAGGTATATATGGCGGCGACCTAACAAACAAGGAAGGTCTTAATGTAGAATGGACAGTTACAGGTCTTGATAACGAGGACGGCTATATTACACTTACAAAGGCAGAAGGTACAGGTGAGGGTACTGACGGTGAAAGCCCTAACGGAAATACTACTGCTTACTTCAATGTAAGAAACGGTGTTTCAAACTGGTTCGGTAAGGTTACTGCAAAGGTAACATATCTTGATGAATCATTTGAAATATCTACTCCGTTTGCCGTAATCGGTGCGAGCGGTTCAACTAATATAGCTCCGGATGCCGGTTATCCTGAAAATATGAGTTCATATGACGATTCTCTTGTAGGATACACAGCTACATCAAATGCAATCAATTCAAAGGATCTTGTTCTTAACGGCTGGTCAATATACGGTTCAAACGGTGTAAGAACTCTAACACTTAAGAAGGATGAAGATAATACAAAGTATCTTCAATTTGCATCAAACGGTGGCGGCGGTTCAACTGTCGGTGTATATCAACTTGCAGAACAAGCGTCACAATATATCGTTGATATGAAAGTTAGATTTACGGGCGGTGCAATGGCATTCGGTCACTACGGTAATACACCGAATAATGCAACTAATAATCCTAACTGGACAGTATCATACGGAAGTGGTGCTTTGACGGTTGGCACTCAGTCAATTCCAGGTGTCAACAGTGAAGATTGGTACAGAGTAATTGTTTCTGCAGATGAAAGCGTAGGAACTTACTGGGTTAAGGTATATAATGACGCAGGTACTCTTGTAGGCGAAACAACAGCTGAAGCTATGAGTTCTACATATACAGAAACACAGAAATATTTCTGTTTCCAAGGTACATATCCTGTAGATTTGGCAAGCTTCAAAATTTACACACCTACAGCCTCAACAATGACTGTAAATACTGAGGCAGAAACTATCCAGGTTCCTGAAACAGGTGCAAACAGTGCAACAGCAGAACTGACTGCTATAGTTAAGGATACAGACGGATATAATATCTCAGGTGCCGTTACTTGGTCACTTGCTGATGAATATACAGGTGTAAGCATTGCAAGCAAGGATGCTCAGACAGCAACTTTGACAGTAACAGACGAGGCAGCTGCCGGAACTGTTACAGTAGTTGCAACTTACGGTTCAAAGAGAGTTGAAAAAGAAATTTCTCTATCAACAACAGGTAATGCAATCGCATTTACAAAGTCGTCTTCAAGCATAACAATTCCGTTTGAGGGCTCTGATGCCGTAACAGGTAACTTCACGGCAGAAGTAAGAGACAAGGCAGGTCATGCTGTTGAGGGTGCAAACGTAACTCTATCACTTGTTGATGCTGCAGGCACACCGGTGACAAATGCGAAGGGAATTACATTCGATGCAACAACAGGCGTTTTGACAGTTCAGGCAGGTGCAGTATCAAAGGTTCTTTATGTTAAGGCGGTTGCAACTGTAGGTGAAGAAACTTTGACATCAAGAGTTAAGGTTAATGTACACGGTTTGTCATTTGCATTCGGAAGTAATGATCCGTCAGACGACAGCTTTACAAAGGTAACAGCCGCTGACGCATATTCAGATAAGATTGGTTACGGTTTTGATGATACATCAGTAGTAACAAGTGAAGAATCAGATGTAAAGGGTACTGCGGCATACAGATTTAAGGCTAAAGTTCCTAACGGTAACTATGTTGTTAAGGTTACAACTTCATCTGCAACAATGACTTCTGAAGTAGTTGAAGGAGTTGCGGCAACAACAGGAATTACAAAGACAGGTACACAATTTAATGTAGCAGTTTGCGACGGTGTACTTGACCTTACATTTGAAAGCGGTTCAACATTGTCAGATTTGACAATTACACAAGCTGCAGCTAAGGCAGCACTTGCTAAACCGGCAGTATATGCTATCGGTGACTCAACAACAAATAATAATGCATCAGGTAACATTTCATGGGGTAACCGTGTAGGTAATGGTGTAGCAGTTCCTGATACATTCTCATCATTCAGCAATAACGGTATGGCAGGACGTGATTCTGTAAACTTCTATAACCAAGGCAGAGTTGAGACAGTTCTGTTGAGCGTTTGCCCTGGTGACTATGTAACTGTTAATATGGGTATTAACTCAAAAGAGACAGGTGAATCTGCATCATACTACACATTGCTTAATAACTACTATGTAGAAGGTATTATTCAACGTGGTGCTATTCCTGTAATTGTTACAGCTACACCGCTTGGATTCAGTAGTTCACAGTATCCGTATAATGCATCAACAGGTAAGTTTACAGTAAATCGTGGTACAGGTGCTCATAACGGTGATTTGAGAAAGATTGCTCAATCACATAATTTGAACATTATTGAATTGGGTTACTATTTTGAAGATTACTTTAATAGTCTAACAGCTGAAGATGTTGCAGCTTATAACGCTGAAAACGGAACAAGCTTTACATCACAAGTTGAACTTGTAAAGAGCTGGTATGGTGACCACAACCACTATAAACAGTATCTTGCTGATAAGATTGGTTCATATATCCTTGACAGTGTGTCGAAGATTGCAGGCGGAAGTACAAACTTCAACCAGGCAAATGATACACACATCAATGAACAATAA